CGCCGGCAGCTTCGGCAATGGCGAGCGCCTCGTTCGCGGTTGCCTGCGCGGCGGCGGCGGCAACCTCAGCGCCGGAGGATACCGTGTTGGCGGCGGCGGACTCCGTTTGCGCCAGGGCGCTCGCCGTATTCGCTGCGGCAACCGAAGTCGTTGCCGCGTTCGTGGCAGCCTGGGCCAACGCAATTTCGGCGAGTACCTGCGCCAGGGTTACGGGGTTCCCCGCTGGCGTTACTGCTGCCAACGCTGCATTGGCTGACGCCTGCGCGGCCTGTGCGGCGGCCAGCGCTGCGGCTGCGGCTGCCGTTGCGGAGGTTGCGGCGGACTGCGCCGCGTTGGCGGTTGCCTGTGCCGCTGCGGAGATCGCTTTGGCCTGGGCGGAGAGCGCGTCGGCGGTGGTGGCGGCCGTCTGCGCGGCGTCGGCGTCGGCCTGGATCAGCCTGAGGGCGCCGTTCAGCGCCTTTGCAGTCAGCACCGTATGCGGAATGAAATCCGTCCAAACGTCGGAACTCATGCCATGGTGCTCTCATCGAGAATAAAATCGTCGAACGTCAGGTCGTCGAGCAGCGCGTCATCCACAGGCGCCAGGATTTGCGTCCACGCGACCGTGGCAACCGGCATTACGGAGGCGATCGCCGCGTAGATGTCGGCGTCCGATACTGGGTAGAACGGCGACGACGGGGCGGGCCGCGTAACCCAAATGAAAGACTGGAACGGCGTCAGACGGGACCCTGCCAGGTTGTTCGGCGGGTTGGCCTGGTCGTAGCCGGAAATCGCGAGATTGTATGCGGCGCAGTCCGACGCGTTGGCGGGCTCGATGATGAGCGGAGGGTTTCCCGTCAGCTGCGTGACGATTTCCACGACCGAGGCACGCGTCGTCCGGGGCCTCAGGATTTCCAGCAGGATGCGCGCCCTGAAGGCGTTGTCGGTTTCCCCGGTCCGGCGGTAAATCCTGGTGCCGAGGAAATCCTTGCAAAGGATGTCGAGGAACTCGCCGGTCGCGGTTTTCAGGCGCAGCTGAAGCTTGGCATAGGAGATCCAGGTGAACACGACGGCATGGAAGGACGCGATGCCGTTGAGGATGCCCTGGAGGAAGGGGGTTGCCGTGGCTTCGCCAAACCACCCGCGCGGCAGGAGTGCCTGAAGGCGGGCGACGAACCATGCTTGGTCACCAGTTGCCATGGGGTCAGCTCGGTGTGCAGGAGGTGAGCTTCATTACGCCGTTTGCCGCCGCCTGGATGTCCACGGCGCCGCCGTTTGCCACGATGTCGCTGACATTCGAAATGCTGGGGTCAACGCCGTAGATTGTCGCGGCCATCTTCGTGATTGAGAAGATGCCTCCGGGAGGGAGGGCATCCACATATTTGGCGACTGCGGTCGAGATGGCGGAGAACAGTGCCGCCTTGTTGCCGCTGGATACGGTGACCAGGAACGTCACGATGAGGCCCGTGACAACAGGGGGTTGCACGGAGAATGTGGAGCAAATCGGCCGCACCGCGTCGACCGCCTTGTAAATGGCGGTCAGCAGCGTGGCCGGAGGATGCCCTGACCCGTCGTCCACGTAGATGACGAAGTGGCCGTATTCCGTGGCGCCCTGCTCATCCGTGTTCTCCTGGATGACACAGGCCAACCCGGCCTGGACGCTTTCCGCGGCCGTGAGGACCGCCAGCAGGGTCGATTTCGTCAGGCTGCCGATGTAACCGACAAACCGCAGCTTGAGGGCCTGATCCGATTCGCCGTCCTGTCCGCCCGTGAAAGCCGCCAGGTTGGTGCAGACATCAATGGCAGAGGTGGAGCTTCCCAGCAGGCTGATGGCTCCGGCGATGACGTTCGCCGCGGACCCGGTGGTGGTGCATTTTACCGGGACGGTGATTGCCGCAGTGCCTGCGGGGAGGACGTATCCGCCGGCGGTGCCCTGCGTGGCCGACCAGTATGCGTTGGTGGTGTCGGCGTAGACCGCAAAAACGAGGGCGCCGTCACCGGTGCGGTAGGTGTCCCCCACGAGCACGGTGGTGGACCCGATTGGCGCAAAGCGGGTGACTGTAACAATTCCTGAGGCAGCCACGGCCGGATCGCGAACCAGGCCGTAGTCGCCCACAAAAGTGTCAACATCGGTTCCGGTGCACGTCGCGAGGCGGCTTGCCAGCAGCAGGAGGTAAACGTCGTTCTGCGCGACGGACCAGAGCGCGGAGGTGGCCTGCAACAGGGCGCGGGCAGGAGAGCCAACAGACAGGTCGAGGAGAGCCGAACACGCGGCCTGGGCAGCCGCCGCCGCCGAAGAGACCATCTTCTGCATCGTAGGGAGGCGCAACAGCATGATGGGAATCCTTTATCGTGCTGCGACGCCGGCGGGGGTGACGGTGTACGATAGGATCTGCGGACCGCCGCCGGAACGTGGGATGTAGATGATGGTCAACCCGAAGGAGTTAACGGTGATGGCGAACACGGTCACCGATGTCACCGATTCGACCGTGGCTTCCATGGCGGCCTGGGCCTTCGCGATGCCGGCGATGGTCTTGGCCTGGATGGGCCGGCCCACATACGAGGGAAGCCCCGCGCCATAGGAGGGTTCGAAAATGTAGTCGCCGGGGTTCGTCATGAGCCTGCGGATCAGCCGCTGGCTGGTGAGGTTCGCCCCGCTGATGAGTTCAAGGCCCCCGGTGGCGGACAGGGAAAGGTCGCCGCCCCATGGTGTGTTGAAATCCGACAGGCTGCCCATGGTGCCGCCTTTATTTGGTGAGGTTCGGCCCGGTGGTGTCGGCGCCGCCTTCCTGCACACCGCCATGCAAATGGTCGTTGTGGACGGTGCGGAGGTCGTCGAGCGAGCCGTGGGAGCCGGCCAGGTCGAGGATTTCGCCCTTGGTCCTCAGGGCGCCCGTCGAACCGTCTTTGGTCCCTTCGATATTCTGGTCGCCCGTCACGGTGAGGTTGCCATCGATGAGCACGTTGGCCGTGATATTCACGTTGGTGGCCTTCACGTTCACGGTGCCGCTGGCCGTGACGTTCACGGTGGTTGCCTGCACATCGATGATGCCGCCGTGGAAGTGCGCCCAGGCCCCGTCAGTGAAGATGCCCATCTCGCCTGGCTGCACGGCCTTGCCGGTTGCCGGGCTGACCGGAGGCAAGTCGGCAGCGCTGAACAGACGTCCGACGATAACCGGGTTGTCGTCGTCGCCGTGGGCGTAGAGGCATACTACCTGGTCGCCCATGGTGAGCGGAGCCACTACGCCAAAGCCGCCGGAGGTGGCGAACGCCGACGCATCCGGCACCCAGCCCGTGGTCAAGCCTTCTGGCATGAGCAGGAGCTTTACGGCGTGGTTGGCCGGGTCACAGGAGGCGACGGTGGCATACCGCGGATGCGATACGGATGCCATGATTGCCTCAGCGTCGCGGCGGAAAATGTTCCGCATGGCATCGAAAGAGCCGGACATTTGGCAATCCTCACACAGAGTAGCATGCGCTGGCGCACGGCGGAAAGGAAAAATGCTAGCCGACCGCCGCGTCGGACTGCGGCGACTGGTTTTTGAGGACAACGCTCTTCCGGAATCCGTCGTCCATCGAGAATTCCATGGTCATCTCGTCAACAAAAAATGGGATGTTGAACGAGGTGCCGGGCAGGCCGCTGAGGGTGACGACGCTCCTGGGGGTAAGGTCGAACTCGCCGGGCAGGGCGATATCCACGGTCCGCTGGTGGCGCACAATGTCGGCGTAGGCCGCCTGGGCGAACGTCATCGCGCGGTCCGGTGACCATCCCGCCCGGATATAAACGTATTCGTGGGCGTCCTTTTTGGCGCCAGGCGGATAACTTTGCTCGTGGGACTTCTTGTCCTTCGGCATCCAGCTCTTGACGGTTACCTTGACACCTTTGTCCATGACGCAGGACCGGTGCGGCTTGATTTCCACCACGGGAATCTGCGGGAAGGGGACGGATGCCGACCGGGGGCTGTAGACCAGCTGCAGCGGGGTTGCCGTCGCCAGGTCCACGGCCGCCTTGAAGTGCAGGACGGTCCCATCCACCCAATAATCGAAGCCTTCGCAGCGCGCCAGGAACAAAATCAGGTCGTTGGGCGACGTCGCTTTGGAGAAGGCGCCTTTGGCGATGGCATCGTGCTCGATCTGATAGTAGGCGCCGACCCTTTCCGTGGTGGCATCCACGTCGGCGGTGAGGCCGTATTGCCCCGCCAGGATGGTCACGACTTCAGATGCCGTGTTGTTCGGGTATGCCTGTTCGATGCGCGCATCGATGAGGCGCCCCATCAGGTCACGGCCGGTTGCCTCAATCGTGCCGCGGACCGGATCGAGATGGATATCCTCGATTTCCCCGACGAACAGCGACTGCCACGCTACCTGTCCCTCTGGCGCTCCGGGAGGCAGGAGACCGGCCTGGATTTCCACGGAGATTGGCGGTTCCGCGTCGAACCATACGCCGACCTCGTCCGGATCGGCGTCCAGCGCGAACGTCGCCGAGAACGTCGAAGGCTTGCGGTGGTTCGTCTTGTGGACGCTGACCGACAAACACCCGGTGAGCGTCGTGCCGCTCAGCAGCACCCGCCAACGCGGACAGCGCGCCGCCTGCGGTGTGGTGGGCCACGTGCCGCTCATGATGCCGACTGCAGCGCGGCGCCGCCCGAAATCGCCGGGCTGTAAACCGGCAGGACCAAGGTCAGCTGCCCGGCGATGAAGGGATCCTTGAGCCCGTTGGCGGTTGCCAGCGCGAGCCATGCGGTGGCGTCGCCGTATTCCTGGCTGGCGATGTGGAACAGGGAAACGTCAGCCGGGGAGACCTGCCTGGTGTTTGCCATCATCTTTGCCTTATGGCTGCGCCAGGTTGGTGGACGCCCGGCCGGTGAACGCGGCGGCCTGCGCCGAGGAGGACAGATCGCCCTGCGCGTTGGTGGCGGCCAGCAGCCCGTCGGACCCACCGAACACCAGGCCGGAGCCGGCCGCAGAGGCCCCGAGGGCGTCCAGCTGGGCGTCCGCGGCGGACTGCGCGGCGTCGGCAGCCGTCGCTGCGGCGTCAACCTGCCCCTGGAACGCAGCATACACCGGGTCGGCGGGGGCAATGTCCTGATCATCAGGCATCGCATCCTGTGCGCTGGTGACCGCATCCTGCACGGAGGGCGGCAGTCCGGGCGCGGCCGCCGCTGAGGACAGGTCGGAACCCGCCGAGCCAACAGGCGTCTGCGCGTCGGATGTCTGCTGCGCCGGCGGGATGACGACACACGCGATTTTGTAGGGGATCAGCACTCCGGCGTTGCCGTAATCCGCCGAGAAGCTCTTGATAACCACATCGTAGGAGAAGGTGGCCCACAGCAGCTGGATCTGCGCCCCGGCCTGCCTGAGGTCGTCGATGGCAAGCGCGCGGTCAACCGCATCCGGTCCGGTGAAGCTCCCCGACCAGGAGATGTCGTCCGGCACGGCTCCCATGACATCTACCACGCGGCCGCCGCCGATCAGCTCGTGGACTACCAGCCGCTGCTGGCCGCCCCACGGCATCGTGGCTGGCACCTCCATGCCGAACAGGCCGATTCCGCCGAGGGTTACAGCGGGTTCGCTGGCGTCGAATTGGTTGTCGGCCATGTTATTGCGGACCTCCGCCGGGCATGTCAGGGGTTACCCGGCCGTTCGATGGCGTCCCGCCCGAGGAGGCGCCCGATCCGGCGCGGACGTTCGCGGAATTGACGACCTGCGCCATCGCCTTGCCGTCTACCTCCAGCGTGGATTTCAGGTTGATGGTCGTGCCGGCTGCCGGTGGTGCTGGCGCAGGCTTGATGCTGTTCATCGTCGCGTCGAGGGCAGCGTCAGGGGAAGTGCCCGGCGGCAGCGGCGGGGCAGGCATCAGTGCCAACGTGGCACGGATCTGTTCTGGAGTTGGCGGCGTGACCGAACCGCTGCCGGCAGGCGGAGACGCCAGCCCATTGAGGTATGCGTTCACGTCCTGCGAGTTCTTCGGTCGGTTCGCCGGGTCGAACCACGGCATGGTGCCCTTAAGTTTGTTGTAGTCCGCCTCGCGCTTGGCGGCGTTCTGCCCGATTGGCGAGCTGTAGATGAGGCTGGAGCCGAGGCCGGCGGCAGCACCAATCCCGGCACCGGCGATGGTCCCGACGACAGGGATGGCAGACCCTGCCGCGCCGCCAATGGCGGCACCCTGGACCATCCGGACAATCCAGTCCGGTACGCCGGAGAACGCCTTACCGAGCGCGGTGATGCCGACGGCGAGCGCGAGCAGTCCCGCCGGGGCCGCAAGAACTCCGAGAGCCGAGATGGCCGCCGCCACGATCGCGGCGCTTCCGAGCACGGCCACCAGGGCGCCGACGCCGCCGGCGAGCGCGAGCAGTTTTGCTGAGATCTCCGGATTGGCGTTCGCCCACTGTGACATGCTGGTGAGGGCGTCGGTCATCTTGGTCAGCACTTTGATGGCAAGCGGGATACCAGCCTGCCCTAGGGCTTCGGTGAATCCCTTCCAGGCGTTCCCAAGTGCCTTCTCATTCATCTCCAAATCAGTGCCCATCAGCGTGTTGTACTGCGAGTCGATGCTGGGGATTTCGTTAAACATCACCCGCGACCGGGCGAACGATGGCTCCGACGACAGTCCTTCGGCGACCAGGCGCTGGGCGGTCTGCCGCCCGAACAGCTTTAATACTTCCATGATCTTGTCGCCCAGGCTCATCCCCTGGGCGGTCATCAGATCATTGAGGGGTCCCGTGATATACGCAATCGGATCCTTCAGCGCCTCCGAGAAGCGCTGCGTGGCCTCCTGGCCGATGACGACCTTGCCATGGTCCTTGTGCCACTCGCCTTCCTTCAACAGCCCCATCCGCTGCATTTCCTCAGCGGTGTGCAGCGGCATCGAGCCGCCGACGAGCTGGGAGAACAGCGAAGTCGTGGCCGTGCCGGCCCGGCTGGCACCCTGCGACACGGCCATTTCCACCATTTCGGCGTAGAATGCCTCCTTGGTCATGTTCTTGGCCGGGACACCAGCCTGCTTCGCCATCTGCAGGAGGTCGTAGGAGCTGATGTAGCCGCCACCGATTTGCAGTCCCTTGCCTGCCGCGTCCAGTTCGGGTCCGAGCTTGGCAAGGTCAACGTGCTCCTTGCCGTCAGGGCCGAGGGTGAAAATCTGCGCGCGGAGTTCGGCGACCTTGATCAGGTTCTTGACGATTTTTTCCTGGTCTTCGCCGGTGAAGTGGGATACCGCGGCAGCCGTGCGGGCCGCCATCTCCAGTGCGTCCATGCCAGCCTTGGGGTTCTGCAGCTGGTTTCCGAGTTCACGCTCCCAGCGGACCCCAAGCTCCGGGGTCATCGTCGGGACTCTCTTGGCGACATCGAAAGCGTGCGCCTCGGCCTGCTTGACCGTGGCGGCGAACTCGCCGCCGTATTGAGCGGTCTTCGTCAACTCGCTGTTGAGTTCCTTTGCGGCATTCACCGCATCCCATACGCCCTTGCCGATCTCAACCCCGGCGCCGATGGCGAGCGCGCCGCCGATGGCCGCCTTCATCTGGAAGGCTTTCTTTTCCAGCACGGCGGCTTCCTGGCTGACCTGTGCCAGGCTCTTCTCGAGGGCAGGCAGGGCCTGTGTGGATCCGGTGGCTCCGGCGGCGGCAATGGCGACTTTGATGCGGGCGAACTCCTTCGCCAGCTTCTCGGCTTCCCCCTGGGTGCGCCCGAGGTCGCGCGACAGCATGCCCAGTATATGGCCGCTGTTGGTGGTCATGCCGAGATGGATTCCAACAGAAAATACGTCAATCAAGGCAATTCTCCTGCCAACGGGCGCAGATTAGCTGTTGCCAATGGACCGATTGACCTTCGTCAGCGTCCGCCTGAGCAGCCCGGACAGGAATCCTTCTGCCGCCAGGTGCGCGGCTTCCTTCCCCTTGAGGAAGGCGGCGCGCCCGAGGAATGACCTCGGCGGCTGGTTGTTCTCAGGGTCGCCAAGCTCCTGGACAGCCGCATATTTGCTGGTGGACCCGACCACGCCCTTGTCGCCTTCGACCCGGTATCCGATGCTGTCACGCAGCTCGCCGGTGCGCATCAGGGGGTTGTGGTCGGCCTCGGTGGCAAAGCCGAGCTCGATTTTGCCCTTGAATAATGCCCCGGTTTTCGGGCTTCGTCCGCCGTGCAGTGTGCTTTCGTGAAGCGGTTCCCATGCCGGGAAGGGGCCCGCTTCGGCTTGGTAGTGGCCGAGTTCGCGCTTGGCCTCCTCGGCAATCAGCTTGGCCCCCTCTTCGATGGCGTGGTGGCGCGAGGCGTCCATGCGCGCCTGCGCCCCGGCCAGGAATGACATGAATCCCGGGATGGTGAAGTCGGCCATGATCAGGGCTTCTTCCATTCGTTGCGTTCGAAGTTGAAGACGTTGCCCTCGAACTCGCCGAAGATTATGGCGGCGGCGGACCGCTCCACCTCATCGAGGTCATCGATGCCGACGCCGCCGACGCCGTTCTTGGTCAGCCAGCAGATTTGGCGGAAGCGCGCATCTTTGACGACGGCTTCGACGGGTCCAAAGGGCGCTCACCGCTGGTGCCTTCCACAGCGCCGGATGCTTCCTGCGCCGCCAGGAGCGCCTCGTAGGTGGCGTTGAGTTCCCGCATCTGTTTGACGACTACCGCGTTGAGACCCTCGTCGCCGATGCGCCCGATCATGGCGTCAATCTGCGATTCGGTGCGCGGGATTGGGTTGGGGATGCCGTCGACCGATTCGATGGAGGCCGCGGCCTCCACGATGCGGACGTACGGCTGATTGCTGCTCTGCTCGGCGCCGATGGCGCGGAGCAGCCGGACCTGGTCGAGCGCCTTCAGCTTGCGCAGCTTCAGGACGCGGCCGTCCGCCGTGGTGATTGTGTCGTCGTTTTCCATGTCTCAGACCTTCCGGAAGTAGCGCGCGAAGCCGTCGAGGCTGCCTGCGACAGGCGAGCCGGACTTCCAGTCGCCGGGCTGGTATTCGAAGGTGGCCTCGGCCCATTCGTAGGTGGATGTGGAGCCGTTTCTCTCCGTGACGTAGGCATACAGGGTGAACAGGGGAACGAAGCCACCCGGCTGCCAGTATGCCTCTTCCATCGCCGCCGCGAAGTCGTCAACCGCGCTGTCCTCGCGGTCGAACTTGATGCCAAGCTTGTGGCCATCCGGCAGGGAGAACTGCCGAGTGGGGCCGTCGAGCACCTTGCTCTTGGCAACCTCGTATTGGGGCTTCGGGTCGAACCCGGTGACCTGGGGCACGGTGATGGGTCCGTTTGGTCCGACCAGCACGAGCTGGAGGTCCTTGCCTACGGAGAAGGTGTTGCTGGTCGATCCGCTCATGGTGTGCCCTCAAATGGAAAGGGGCGCCCGAAGGCGCCCCGTGGGTTGCGTTGGTGGGTGGGTGGCTTACGCGGTCGCGCCGATGGTGACCGTGGCGCCGCCCTCGAGGTTCACAAAGAATTTCTCGTTGATTCCCTGATACTGGACACTGCAGTCCGCCTGCATGTAGCCGATGCCGGTGCGAATGCCGGGGTTGTTGCTGGCATCGCAGACGACGCTGTAGGCTACCGTGGTGCCAGGTCCGCCAATCAGGCCGGCGGTCTGCATCGATGAGAACAGGGCGAGCAGCGTGGACCTGGCCTGCAGGCACAGCTGGGTGGAAATCGGCTTGCCGACGTAACGCCCCATTCCGCCGTTGATGGTCTTGGCGATGAAGTTGGTCATCACGGTATAGCTGTCGGACTGCACGCTGGCGTTGCTGCTTGCGTTGTGGCCGATCCTCGCGGCCCAGTAGTTGCCGCCAGGAGCCGGGTTGGTGATGACTTCAAGCCCGGCGAGCACCAGGGCCTGAAGCTCTGCGTCCGTGTATGTGGCGGACGTCCCGCTGCCGGGCTGCCCGAACTTCTCGCTGGATACAACGCCCACGAGAGGCTTGTTCAGGATGCTGTCGTTGGGTGCCAGGGCGACGCGCTTGCCAGCCGCGAACCCGGTGGGGCTGACCATCCTGGTCAGGCCGTTCACCTGGTCTGACCAATAAATCCAGTCGCCCAGCATCGTAACGATGCCGTAGTCATCCGCGCCGGAGGCCGCCTTGTTGGCTGCGGCTGCCGTGATTGTCTCGCCGGCCGGACCGCTGGCGTAGAATACGATGCCCTGGGCGTCGCCGAATGCCGCAATCACGGACCACGCCGTGTGGTCGGTGTGATCCGCCAGCACCGCGGCCGCCACGGCCTGCTTCTGCAGGACGTACATGCCGGTTAAGGGGGTCACGGACGAACCGACGAGCATCGCATCCGTGATGCCAGCCGCGCCATCGGTGCCGCCCGCCAGCGCGTAGGCCGCCATCGTCGGGGCTGAGCCCACCGACGCCGCGATGTTGTCGAACAACTCGGACGGATAGCCGGGGCGGGAGATGACCGCGCGCCAGGTGCCGACCTTCGAGCCGGGTGCCACGCTGAAAACGACACCGTTGCCGACAGTGCCGGTGTACACCGCGGCGATGGTGCCGACCGCTGCCGACCCGGTTCCCGCAACGTTGAAGGTAGCCAGGGCGGACGGTCCGCGCTGTCCGGGGATGCCGGCGTTGACCGCGTTGGCAAGCGACGAATAGAACGATGGCGCCTTCGCGATTTCCGTGGCGCCGATTGCCGCGGTGGCTGCGTCGTCCGTGCCGTCAGTCACCCGCACAATCACGAAAGAGTTCGCGCCCTGGAGGGCGGCCGTCGCGACCTGCGTGCCTGCATCATAGGTGCGCGCCGTGACCGGCCCGAATGCCGCGGTGTAGGAGGACGGATCACCGACCGCGATTCCCTGGCCCACCGGGCCCCATGGAGACGAACCGACGACGCCGAGCGTGTTGGTCGGTGCGCCCTGCAGCACGAGCGGCGGCTGGACGATGCCGATGTAGATGTTCGGGACGAGAACGGCGACAGGATTGATGCTGCCGGCCTGGACGATTGGCATGGGTGTTTTCCTTGCTCATCTCGGCAGGCCGAGAAATGGCGGGGTGGAGGACTTGAGGTTAGGCGGCCGCCGGAGCGGCAGGGGCAGGCGTCGGCACGGCGGGAGCCACGGCGGGAGCAGCGGCCGGGACCGGGGGAACGACCACCGGAGCGACGGCGGCTGCGGCAACTTTGGCGGCCGCTTCATGTGCGGCAAGCTGTTCCTTGGCTTTCGCCTCTGTCTTCACCCATTCACTGACGTGCACCACATGCCCGCGGAAGGGTCCCGCCAGCGTTGCGGCCGACGTGGCGGCATCGGTGATGGCATCGCCCCGGCGGTGGCCGCCGAAGGGTCGGGTGACGATCAGCATGAGGATTTCCTTCAGGAGACGGTTTCGATGGCGTCCGGATGTGCCACGCCCATGGCGGTGACGGTGGCCGTGACGCCGGGGAACAGCGCCGGCGGGGACTGCCGGGATGTCGTGGTCGGGTATTCCACCGTGTAGTGGAGCGCCCGTTTCCAGAGGTCGGCTTTGGACGGCACGTCATCCGCCGTGGTGCCGGTATACCTGAGCAGACCGCCGCTGCCGTCCTGCAAGGGGATGAAATCCTGGTCGGACACCGCCAGCGCACCATCGACGACGCGGGCAACCGTATCGCGCTGCGCGGGAGAGGCGCACCAAAGGATGATTTGAAGCCCCTGAACCTGCCGGCGGGTTTCCCGCTGTTCGGTGATCGGCGCCCCGATGCGGATTTCAAAGTCGGTGGTGGGCAGCGTCAGCACAGCGCCGGATGCCGAAGCACCGGGGACGAGAGCCGCCAGGCCGGAGGCAACCGCTTCCGGCGTTCCGGTGGCGGCCACCGCGTAGGCGCATTTCCGACCGACGACGGCACCGGCAATCTGCCCGGGTCCTCCGACACCGCCGAAGGTGACCGTGCTGCCGGAGCGTGCCGCCGTGATTGTTGGCGTCGTGCGGGACAGGACGCGCCACTTGTTGTCGAAGTACCTCACGACCGGGCGGGAGTGCCCAGGCATGGAGTAGACGGATACGTTGGCGGTCCCGGCAGCCAGGTCGGCGTTCAGTGGGTCCGCGTCGGGCCATCCGCGCAGGATGCGGCAGGGCGCCCCGATAGGAGAAGAAAACGCCGGATCGCCGGAGGGAACACCGCCCGGGAAAATGGCAGCCTCAAGCATGGAGACCAGCCCCAATTCGACGTCGGCGAGGTCTGCCATTGGGGTTTACGCTCCGACGTATTGGATGCTCAGCCGCCAGCCGAGGTCTGACCTCTCCGCGGAAGATACCAGATAGCGGTGTCCGAGAGCGTCGGTGGCGATGTCATCCGTACGGATCTCGACGCCGACATCGGGCAGGGTGACAGCGTACCAGGGATTCCTGGTGTCGCGAACGAGCCCAGAGTCTGACTTTTCTCCTTTAGTGCCCGCAACGAGCGAGCAGGGCCAGTTTGCAAGTATCGTTGCGGCCGGACCGGGAGTGCTGTAGCCGGACGCATCCTTGATTGGCGTGCCGGGACGGGCGAATGACATCGTGGCGTGGCACATGGCAGCCGAAATCGGGGACAGGGGCTGCTGCGACAGGATGTAGAACGTCCGGGGTTCGGCGCCAGTCTGCGTGGGGACGACCTCGACCAGGTAGTCCCCGGCCTGTGTCTGGCTGCTATCAACGTATGCCCGCCACCCGTTATCTTTGAAACCCGGTGGACGGGAGAAATCCGCATTCTGCGCCGAGAACGCCGCAGGCAAGGACCCCATCAGGTTGTCGCGGCTGACCGGATCCATCGGCCCGGTCGCCCGGTAGACGGAGAACGGCAGCCCCAATTTGCTGGCCGCGATGGCGTAGCCGCGGCTGACCTTCGCCTGAATGCCT